ATCTGTTAAGCCGTGTAGTTCAAATCCCCACATCTCTTGATTTGCAATGGCTATGTATTCCATTAGTCTGTCGTACAACCAATGCGTCTTGCGTATAGAGTTGTTTGCATCATCTGTAGCGGAAAGCCATTTGATGTTTGACCGTCTGTACTGACTGACGGTAGAGCCATCTTCCTGCGAATGCACACGTGCCCCAATATATGGAAAAAAATCTGCGATGCTGATAATGAGTTGTACTTCCTCCTCTGAGAACGCTTGCTCAAAGTAGTACCATCCAGCCATGTGACGAGATGTGTCTTGATTAAAGTAAGGTGTTAAATTCATTGTTTAGGTTTTCTACAAAATGATACTGTCACATAGCGCTCACCCTTGGATACTGGTCGGGCGCCATGCATGTGTGTTACTTGAGATGGATGTATAGATATGTGTCCAGTCTTTCCTTTATGTAATTCCTTCTGCCTGCTAAAGTAGGTGCCCCCTCCTTCGTATCCTTCGTTTAGCGCAAGCACACAAGAGATGTCCGCATGATCATGATGCAGACCCAGGTGACCCTGTACAGACTCTTCATATTTAATAATGAAGGTTTCTGTTTCCATTACGTCCCATCCCTTTCCTGTAAGTTGCCACATGTGTATCGCAGCAGGGTATACATATTGCTTGAGTATTCTATCGTAGTACCACTGTAGCCCTATTTCTTTTATAAGCATATCCGTGGCTGGATAGTAATCGTGTCTGTCTTTCGTCCACTTGTTTGATTCATTTGCCTCTTTGATTAAACGCTCACAGAACTCCTCGGTAAATAGCGGGAATGTAAACACATCTGGAATTGGTTCATCTACTATCAAATCAAACGCTTTTAGTTTAGCGCTGTATGTGATAAACCTCTCTACGAATTCATCGTATGGAATATTGCGTAAAAAGTCTTTAGTGTAATCATACACCTTGTGACCTGTAGTTGGCTGGTCTTTCTGTCTAAACATGTGGTGGTTCTTTTTCAATGCTATGGCCCTTGTGTCTCTGGTTATATAGCCAAGGTCACCACGTGGGTGCTCACAGAATGTAGCACTAACGAATTCATCTATAGCAAATATGTAGTGATTAAAGTTTTGGTCAATCAACAGTTTACAGCCCTCCCTTGTAAGTATGTACGAGTGAGTGCAGTATGTGAGTTTTGGTTTAACGTGATACTCAGATAGTTCTTCTGGTTCTTCAATGAAATTACAGGACAGATAAAACAAAGACCAATCGTAATCTGTCTCTAATAGTTTAGGGTCAAACTTAGCGGTTACCTCGAAGTCGTCTTCTAATATTAGAATCTTCTCATACCCTTTATCGTATGCGTGGTGCCATAACCTCCAGTGACTTAGTGATGTGCCTGCTTCTCCTGGCATTACATTCCTGTTCCACCAGTCGTTGCTGTGTCCTTCTATCTTCCAGTGATTACAAACCTCGTACTGATCTGGAAGGTTCTCTCCAGTATGCCCATTGCATCCCAGCATAATAGTAACAGCGCTATCAAGACCAAAAGAGGCAAACCGCTCCTTGAGTTCCTGCTCCTTGTTTGCTTCGAGGGTAATGATGTAGGTCATATCCACCTCTGGCTCCCAATCCTTTTTCATTAAGTCCTTCCATTCGTTATAGACATTTGCCCACCAGCGACTTTCTATATAGTCATCAACCTCATCCCAGTTTGGATTAGACGAGTTGAACCCATTAAGAGTTTCTGCAAGTCCTGCAATCGGGTTTACTAATGGCTTAACGTGATGAGCCAGCATCTCCAGCGCTGTTATACAATAGGTTTCATTGTATTCGGTGGGGTAATACCAAGTCTCCATTCGCGATAAAAGACTATATAAATCTGCTACGGAAAGATTACCGTGATACGTTACGTTGTCCATCGACTCCACACGGCTCCTGTAATGTGCTTCAAAATAATCTACACCATACGACGGGGTACATATATGTAAATGGCCCTCAATATATTTCTTATCAAAATCAGAAAGGACGTTCTCTAAACCCCTTTCGGGGTGTGAGGTGTAGACAAAAGAACCCGATTCCTTTTCGGCAACCGGATGTATTGAGGGTTCGTTTATACCATTGCCTATAACCTCAACCTTATTACTGTGCACAAACGCTGTTTCTTGTTTTAAGAATACTTGCTTGTGCCAATCTGTTAAGCATACAACCTTGTCGGTGTTGTTATATGCGTCCTGTATCTCCTGGTCTGACATTCGCTCACCTTTGTACCAGTAGTACGGCAACTCATTATGTATCCAGAATATGGTCTTGGTCCCTGGCTTTGCTTTGTAATACTTTAGGTAATGCAAGTACGATACACCAACGATTACATCTGGATTCTGTATCGTATGAGATTTCGACAAGGGTATATACTGAACCTTTCCTATTTCAATTTCGTTTACCTCACCCACAACAAACACTGTGTGCCCCTGATCAGCGAACTCTCTTGATAGATTTATAATGCACTGCTCAGTTCCTCCCAGTCCATCTGTGTTTGCGTCCCATGGCTTTGCGTAGTAGCCTGCGTGAAATATTATCTTCATAGTTCTGTATTGAAAAAGAATGTTTGGAATAACCTACCTGTAATCATATCATGACCGAAGTAGTCCATAGATGTGTGGAATTGCTTGCCTCTATATAGAATGAGTCTGTTATATACATTCCCAATTTGACTAACCAATTCCCATTTAGTTACGTCCTGCGCTTCGTCATCCCACTCTCCGCTGCTTGCATTTGGCTCTGTTAATCCAGTAGCCTTATGTCTGTAGAAACCAGTACCGGAAGAAAGGGGAGCGTTAGGAGTTAAATAAACAACACCGGCCCAGTCTGTGTCTCCATCTGAGTGTATCCAAGAACGATTTGCTGCTGTAGTGATTTGATAAGCGCCATTGTATTCGTCGGGCCAATAGGTTATCCTTCCAAATTTAGGGGATACAATGCTTTCGATAATATCCTTGGCGCTTTGACTCCAAAGACTGTCGGTCCTTGCTCCAGGGAAGTTGCCTGTCACATTGAAGTCCTGCTCGAGCGCAAACTGACGGACGCTGTCTACGTCCTCGTAGAAGTTGTCTACAATGAAGGTACTAATGTGCATTTAATGATACGTGTTGAATTCAAATTGTATCACTAAATATACAACACCTAACCTACCTTATCTAATGTAGAGTATAAAATGTTTTGAACCTCTTCGTTGATTTCAATAGTAATTGCATTGTCTCCAATTGAAACTAAATGATAAGGAACATCCCCCGCAATGCCGGTGCCATCGTAATGATAAGAATCGGAATCGCTCTCCTCGAACTTGAATACTGTACCAGAAATAAACTCGTCTCGTGTCATGGGTAATAATCTACAGTACCATTAAAAAGAGCGTTAATATCAGTAGAAGATAACGCCTGATCAAACACCCAGATATGACCAAACTGCCCATCGAAATACCTTGAGTTCGTAGCCATCGAAAGATACAGCGCATCAACAGAACCGCTTCCAGTATCGAACGAGAGCGCTCCTCCTGTTCCGCTCAAAAAAGAAAGCCCACTGGCACTTCCTCCGTTCCAATAAGTGTAGGCCCAGTTTGTAGACGAACTTGCTGTGTTGACGCTGTTAGATAATATAAACGCACACAGTTGCCACCTTCCTGCTTGCAGATTAAACGATGTACCAAAACTGCGGCGGTCACTTGAACTCGTGCCCGTGCCATCACCACGCACCGGACGAATTTGACCTGTACTTGTTAGGTTGAAATGAAACCCTTTATAGGGAGAGTTATTACTAAGACCTGTAGCATCCGTATTAAATATGTTGGTGTTTGCTGCAGGAATTGTTTCCACCTTAATCCAAAAGCAAATTGTCGTGTACCCACTTGGATTTTGTTTATACGCTGTTCCGCTGCCTACGCCATCAAAATATGAGTAATCATTTGTACCATCAAACAACAACAAACCTGTGTTGTCTCCTGTGCCTGTTCCATTGTTTGTTAAACCGAGCCCTGCCCCAAGAAGCGTGGTAGAAGTATCTCTATAGGTTTCATACTCGTTTGGAGGATGGTACCGAAACTTCATACCCATGTGATCATAACTCTTGAATGCGGTAATGCCGATATTTGTTTTTGCAGAGGTGGTAGCAAAAGACTGATTGTCAATATCATTTACCCCAAATCGCAATTCGGCTAATGACTGATTAGTGCTATCAGCCTTTCCCATCTCTGTGTAGATGTCTCTAATAGAAATGTTAGTTGTTCCTAAAGCCATGCTTGTTTATTTAGGACAGTTGTTGTCTATCTCCTTAATTGCTTCAATCAACAGCGCAATAATCTTTTCATACTTAACAGCGTAGTACCCGTTGCTTCGTTGAGTCACAACCTCTGGTAATACTTCTAAAAGTTGCTGTGCAATAACACCTACATCATGACCGCTGTTTGGATGCAACTCTTCATTCTCTACCCAATCAAATCTCACGCCATCAATCTTGTGGAGTTTATCGAGAGCAGATTCAATAGGCTTGACGTTTTGTTTTAGCCTTTCATCTGAAGTAGCAAATGCGACCACATCATTTTCTGCGTGAATAATACCATCAGTGCTCGGTGTAGTTGCTGACAATCCAACTGCCAGTCTTTCCACTGTTAGCAAACCTGTAGTATTATTAAACACCATGTCCGCGCTACCTGCAGAAGTGCCGCTGTTGTTGTATAATACCTGGGTGTTAGACCCTCCTATTGGACCTACCTCACCCTTCTGGCCTTTTGCTCCTTGTGGCCCTGTTGTACCTGTAGGTCCTTGGGCACCAGTAGCGCCTTTCTGACCTTTAGCGCCCTGCGGACCTGTAGGCCCTGTCGGTCCAGTTGGACCAGTACCGCCAGTTGCGCCCGTTTGACCCTTCTGACCTTTAGCGCCTTGCTCCCCAGCATCTCCTTGTGCACCCTTCTGACCTTTTGCACCTTGTGCTCCTTGAGGACCTCCTGGGCCATCGGGACCAATGTCACCCTTCTGACCTTTTTCACCACCACCACCCTGTGCTCCTGTTTGGCCTTTCTGACCTTTAGAACCCTGGGGCCCTGTTGGGCCGGTAGCGCCTTGTGGTCCAGTTGGGCCGGTTGGGCCTGTGGCTCCCTGAGTGCCCGTCTGACCTTTCTGACCCTTGGCTCCCTGGGGACCCGTTGGACCTGTTGGTCCGACAGGGCCTGTTGGACCCGTAGCACCTTGTGCACCCGTATCACCTTTTTGGCCTTTTTGACCTTTGGCACCTTGAGGACCCGTTGGGCCTGTTCCGCCAGTAGGTCCAGTAGCACCAGTAGCACCCTTTTGACCCTTCGATCCCTGTGGACCTGTAGGGCCGGTTCCTCCAGTAGGTCCAGTAGGTCCCGTAGGCCCGGTTGGGCCAGTAGATCCTGTTTGGCCTTTCTGTCCCTTAGCGCCTTGAGGTCCAGTGGATCCTTGTGCTCCGGTATCTCCTTTTGCCCCCTGTGGGCCAGTAGGGCCAGTCGGTCCGGTTGGACCAGTCGCACCAGTTGCGCCTTTTGCGCCAGTAGGTCCAGTAGGTCCCTGCGCACCAGTCTGTCCTTTTTGTCCCTTACTACCAGTAGGCCCCGTTGGGCCTGTTGGACCTGTAGCACCCTGAGCGCCTGTTTGACCCTTCTGACCTTTAGCACCTTGAGGACCCGTTGGGCCTGTTGGACCTGTAGCACCTGTATCTCCCTTATCGCCTTGGGCTCCAGTTGCACCTTTCGCCCCAGCGTCACCTTGGGTTCCTTTTTGTCCTTTACTTCCTTGTGGGCCAGTCGGTCCGGTAGAGCCTTGAGGGCCTTGTGCACCAGTTTGACCCTTCTGCCCCTTGTCTCCTTGTGGGCCTGTGGGGCCTGTAGGACCTGTTGGTCCCTGTGCGCCAGTATTTCCTTTATCGCCCTGTGCACCTTTGTCACCCTGTTCCCCATCAGAACCCTTTTGTCCCTTTGAACCTTGAGGACCCTGTGGTCCAACAGGGCCGTCTGGACCGATTTCGCCTTTCTGTCCTTTCTCTCCGCCGCCGCCTTGAGCACCCTTCTGACCCTTGTCTCCCTGGGGTCCGGTTGGTCCAGTAGCACCCTGCGGGCCTTGTGCCCCTGTTGCACCTTTGTCACCTTGTGGGCCAGTGGGCCCTTGTGCCCCTGTTGCACCTTTATCGCCTTGAAGCCCTTGAGCCCCGGTCTGTCCTTTTTGTCCTTTGTCACCTTGAGGGCCTGTAGGTCCTGTTGGGCCTGTCGCACCTATTTGACCCTTCTGTCCTTTGGTACCTTGAGGTCCTTGCGCTCCAGTGTCACCTTTTGCTCCGGTTTGTCCTTTCTGACCTTTACTGCCTTGAGATCCAGTTGGACCCTGTGCGCCAGTCTGACCCTTCTGTCCTTTCTCTCCTACCTCTCCTTTTTGACCCTTGTTTCCCGTCCCGCCAGTCTGGCCCTTCTGACCCTTGTCACCTTGTGGTCCGGTTGGACCTGTTGGACCTTGAGCCCCAGTAGCACCCTTGTCACCTTGTGGCCCCGTTGGACCAGTGGCTCCTTTGTCTCCTTGCTCACCGTCAGCGCCTTTTTGACCCTTAGTTCCCTGGGCGCCTTGTGGGCCGACGGGTCCGTCTGGACCAATGTCTCCTTTCTGACCTTTCTCTCCGCCCCCACCTTGAGCGCCCTTTTGTCCCTTGTCGCCCTGTGGTCCTGTTGGGCCCTGTGCACCAGTGGCTCCTTTATCACCTTGTGCCCCGGTATCTCCTTTACTGCCCTGTGGTCCTGTTGGGCCTTGAGCACCTGTCTGGCCTTTCTGCCCTTTGTCTCCCTGTGGTCCAGTGGGTCCTGCAGCACCTTGAGCACCTTTATCTCCTTGAGCACCGGTTGCTCCCTTATCTCCTTGAGCGCCTTTATCTCCCTGGTCTCCTTTGGTTCCCTGGTCGCCTTTAACACCGATTTCTCCTTTTTGTCCCTTATCTCCTTGAGCACCCTGCGCACCTTTATCGCCCTGCGCACCTTGAGCGCCTTTGTCTCCTTGGGCTCCTGTATCTCCCTTTACACCTATCTCTCCCTTCTGGCCTTTGTCTCCGGTCTGACCTTTGTCTCCTTTAGAACCGTCAATACCTTTCTGACCTTTGTCTCCCTGGGCACCAGTGTCCCCTTTAATTCCTTGGTCACCTTTTGCTCCGGTATCTCCCTTGTCACCTGTAGCGCCCTTTTGACCTTTGTCACCAGTGGTACCTTTCTGACCTTTGTCACCAGTAGTGCCTTTCTGACCCTTGTCGCCAGTAGTGCCTTTCTGACCCTTGTCGCCGACCTCTCCTTTTTGTCCCTTATCACCGGCAGTACCCTTCTGTCCCTTATCACCAGTGGTACCTTTCTGACCTTTTTCTCCAGTGTCGCCCTTGACTCCTATCTCTCCCTTTTGACCTTTATCGCCGGCAATTCCTTTGTCTCCTGTATCTCCTTTGTCTCCTTGGCTGCCTTTTAATCCAAGTTCACCCTTTTGACCTTTGTCGCCTTTGGCTCCTTTATCACCGGCATCTCCCTTGTCTCCCTTTTCTCCTTTAGCACCCTTAGCACCAGGGAGTTGTTTCAAGTCTCCCTTTGTAATTTCTACATTGGTAGACTCGGGTACAATAAAGTCAAACACAAGAGTTTCACCCGTTGTAATTTCAACAGTTACTTCCCCAGGTTTAATGATTTCTATGTCGATACCTTTTTCGGACATTAGTTTTCTACTATATCTTGAACAACATCAAACGTACCGTAGAACCATGTGTCTACAGTGCTGTCTGAAATAAGCGTTGCCTGCAATCCGTAAACATACGTACCAGCATTCACTTCCATATTAGTTGAAGATATAGTAATCGTGAGAACGCCTGCCGCAGTTCCGGAAATTGTAATGTTAGAACTTGTGATAACAAGAGGTCCATCATCGTATTCACGAACCTCCATTTTGTAAGTGTACAGAGTTAAATCGACCGCTGTTCCATCGGAGTCTTTCACGTTTGCTTTTAGGGTAAACGTATCTCCCCTGCGGGCACATATGTTTACTATTGCCGCATTGTTTAAGTTTACGTTGGTGGGATTGCTACAACCGCAAGCCCCAGATCCACAAGATGAGCATCCCATTTTTTATGATAGTGTTAGGTTAGTTACTACGTCTTGGTCAAGCGGTGGGCGTTGCCCTTGACGCTGTGCAATCAATTTACTTTGAGCCAAGGCTTGTTTGTCTATTCGTTGGTCTTTGCGTTTCTCTGATTCGGCATCTGCCATCATTCGATTACCGCTTTCTATTTGTTGCTCAACTACTCCGTACTCTCCCTTCATCTTCTCGATTTCAATCTTATACTGGTACTCAAGTTGAATCAACTGCGCTTTGACCTGTGCTTCTAATTGCATGCGCTGCGCTTCTATCTGCGCATCCATTTGTTTCTTCTGCATCTCCATCTGTGCTGCCATCTGGGTTTGCTGAGCATTTACTTCCGCTGTTACTTGTGCTTGCTGCTGGGCTTGTTCTTGTTGCTGCTTGATTCGTTTCTTTCTGCGAACAACCAAGAGTCTTTCAGCCTGCTCAACGTCTTTGATTTGACGAATGGCAATCGCATCTTCAAGATCAATTTCTCTTTGTCCAAGTGCAATCTGAATGTTTTGTTCAAGGTATTGTTTGTCTGTATCGTTCATCTCAGTGACAACCATGACTCCAAAGTTGTACATGGCCAGGTTGTCAAATGAACTTAGAACAGCCATGTTGGTCTCCCCAACAGCGTTCGTATAAACTTTGTAAAGGATACTCTCTGGCGGAATAACCTGTAGACAGCGTACAATATCATCACATACTTTTTTGTACAGAACCATAGCGGCATTCGTGATATCGAATATCGCATTGTTACCCGCAGCCATCGCCATCTGATTCACACCTACGAGTGCCTCTCCTTTTGGTGTAGAGCCGTCCATCACCTCGTTGATACCTGTAGCATCTCTAATCATTCCAAGGTAGTGGTTGTATAGCGCTACCAGTTCCTGGATGTTACGGATACGGTTTCCGATTTCTCGAACAGGTGGGTTTTGGAATCCTCCTTCTGGATTCTTACTGCGGTAATAGAACACACCAGTTTGTTCGTAGATGTCCTGGATTTCTAACGGCTGTAGTTCTCCGCCACGTCCAAGTTGTACGTTCTCCAATCCTTCAATGTCAATGATGAGTCCATCTGGTTTTGCTTTCGCAATAGACTGTTGAAGTTTTAAGTGTGTGATCTGGAGCATGTCAGCAAATCCGATAACAGAGGATACCATTGACTTTGGTATCATTCCACGGATGTTGGTTGCGACAATGCTGTATGATAAACGTGCACGTGAGATATCGTGTACGTTCTTAGGAATGTTCTTCTTGGGCCCGTAGTTGAAAATGTGCTCTGTGCCAGTGATGTATGAACCGCCATACACAGTTGCGTTCTTCATGTACACTGCCTCTCTGTTGTATACAGATTGCTGAGGTGCGTTGTACTCATTACCCTTGTAGTAGAAACCAATGTTCCCGTATGCTGACTCCTTCTTCTCGTAGATGATGTCATCAACAGACATGTATTCAAAGTCCAGGATTTCAATCTTGTACTCGTCATATCCTTGACGGTACCTGGTTCCTGGTCTGTCGTAAGTATACCCAGTAGTAGAGAACTGTGTAGGGTTATTACCATACTTGTTCATTACCGTCTTAGCAATCTCCTCATACTGCGCTTCAGTGAACTGGTTACCAGCAATACGCCTCAAGTCCATAATCGTGATGTACTTAAAGTGTCCAGCATAAGTTAGTTCCGTGAAGTTTGGATCATCCGTGTAGTTGTGGATAAACTTCTTTGGGTCTACATACTCTTCCTTGATTCCGTAGTTAGGGTCGTTGCTTCGTTTAGCAACACCCATACCAAGAGTGGTCAAGTCTTCGACACAACGACGGTAGATAGATTGATTGAAGTCGTTCCACTTCAATGTCATCTCAGTAGCAATCTGCGCAGAGATTTCTGCGTCCGTTTTGATGTTGGTGTCCAGGAATATCTCAGTCTCCTCTGGAGTCTCTGGAAGTTGTGATGGGTCTTGTTTTACATTAAGGCCAAGTGACTTAGCCTCTTCGATCATATCGCGATTCTCGATACGCAATACTGTAGCATTCTTTTTCTTGTCCTTCTCTGATTTAGAGAGTGGGTCAATGGCTTCAATCTGTGGGTATGGTTCTTTTGAAAGAATCTTGTTTACAACAATCTTTACAAACTTAGGAACGATGGGCACTGGCGTATAGTCCAGCGTTAGTAATGTTCCATCTCCGTTGTTGTTTTCAAGGGAGTTTAATATTTGTCTATAGATTGATGTGTCCTGCGTTCCTTGTGCGTAATCTCTACAGCGCTCAAACTCGCTGTTTCTTCTCCCATATAGAGAGTTCTGATAGTCACTACCAATCCATTGAGCAAACATAGCCTTCGCATACGATAGGCCGTATTCGTTAGACATCTTCTCCTCTACTGGCGCCAATGGGTCCGGAAAGGAGGATTGTCCATTTTTGTATTCGTTGTCCATACTCAAGATTGCTACTACTGCAAATATACCTCTTATTATCTTCGTATAATTATCTGACCTTTACGGAAGAATTGCTTGCCAGTGAAATCACTTTTTGGTTTCTCTGGCTTATGCCCCTGCGCTGCAAGAAGTGCTAATCCACTCGAGATTGAAAGGTCATATTTGGTACGATCGTCTATCTTAAAATTAATCCAATCCTCGAGGGTTCTTTCAAAGTACATCTTACCAAACTCAAGGGTCTCCTCGTTCAATCCTACGTGTGCGTGTATGTACGATTCAATAGCCTGTGCATGTGCCTGTATTACATCCGCTGAGTTGGACGGTATACCCTTGGTCTTGGTCTTGCTTCCGTAACTGGACGTTAGGTGAGCGGGCCTGTCTAATAAGAAGTGGTCGTAACCCCTTGATTCAAAGTACCTTGCGATTCCATACTTGTTGTTCTCAATCAGTACAGGGTAACCATAGAACTTAGCAGCCATCAGTATGTCTTCATAAAATATCTTAGCCAACGGTGGACGTGACGCATACTCTGCCACAAACATATTAGAAGGGTGGGTCATGTTAAACTTGTTGAAGAAGTGACACGCACCCTTAGAACCACGTCCGTCTACAGTGGCGTCAATATCATAACTATCCACACCAGCACAGCCCAGCCAGTTGTTCTCTGGCTTGGTCTTGTTTCTTAAATCTACTGGGGGCATCCATGCTACTCTCCATCTCCCGTTTGGATCTGGACTAAATACAACCTCGCTGTCTTGTACACCGTTTGCCCAATTGAAGTTCCCTACAACAACAGGTGACGGGAACAGGTCTTGATTGTATTCTATCTGCTCGTATATCTTCTGGACATTAAACAAAGAAGCCTTGGCGCTATCCCTAAACGCCTCAGCCTCAGTGAAAGGGAACTGTCTAATTACCTCATTGAGTTCGTAAGAATCTCCTGCCAGTCCTTTTCTTTCGTTCTTCAAGTAGGTCTTTGCGCCTATGCTTATATACTCACCCTCAAGTCCTATGATTGGTTTCTCTGGGTCGTCTATTACAGGCATACCATAGACATCAAAGAATCCTTCTAATGCGTCGTACGCTGGTATAAAGCAGCCGTATAAGCCTGTCTTCGTTCTTCCGTTTGCGTTTCTCTCATTGACATCACTCGAGTAATACATCTCTCGATATTGAGTACCTCCTCTGTCCAGTGGGTTTACTGTACTGCCTACCAGTGCTTTGCCTACAATCTTTCTACCTACCAGCAAACAAGTGCGCTGTACCCTCCAGGCTTCTCGTATATCATTACCTTTTTCCCATTTACCTGCCTCATCCAGATACAGGATGTGGAGTTTCTCACCATCGTATGCGTTGTTGGTGGTATTCTTCCAGTTAATAATTGTGTTAAGCGCCTCTCCTCTGGAAGAAGTTTTGTTCTTCTTTGTGATACGCTTTGAAGGCTCTCTAAAAGCCAATTCCATCCTTGGGTTGGTAGTACCATCTTGAATAGGTTTAAAGAAGAAAGGCAGTGACTTATAGATAGGCACCACCTTCTTCATGAATATATTCTCCTGCGCATCTGATCCTGTCTTCGACATGATGCCCAGTAGTTTCTCCTTGACCTGTGTGCCTTCGTTCACCAGGATAGCCGCCGACATATTCGTGTATCCAGATCGACGACACTTTACGTATATCTGCCCTATACAGCGTGGGTCTGCTATACAGGCTTCAAGGTGTACGAATAGTTCCCGTTGAAAGTCGAGGTACGATGGGTATCCGATATCAATCTTACACCACTGTAGGAAAAAGTAGTGGTTTCCTGTGATGTAGGTAGGTACCCCGTTGTTGTAGAACCATACTCCATTTCTTCTTCTTTTGTATTCTTGACTAATGTATGGGGTGTGTTTCTTTCGGAATGCTTCTGGCATTTCCATCCACTCCTCCATAGAACGTATCCTTCTGAGTTCTTGTGGTAGTTCCTCTCTCACCCAGCGTTGCTCTTCCTTGGGCTTGTCATGGAACAATATGTCTTTCTTAGCGGGTTTCTTGGGGAACTGTATGGGTAAGTCAAAGTATAGCCTGACGTCTCCTTCGGTTTTGTCAGGGCATATATTGACTACAATCTCCTCTTCTATTTCTACCAGTCCCGCCATTCTTTAATAATCCCAGTAAATGAAGACTTGATTACTTGGAGTATTGCTCTGCAAATCCTCCGGAGTAGTCTCGTTCTTCTTTGATTTCTCCATCTTGCTTAAGTCCTTTAATGAGTTGCTCAAGTCTTTCTCTTTCAACAATTAGTTCTTTTGCATCAACCGCTGTTTGCTTAATGGATTGCAACTCCGCCTTTCTCTGGGAGCCACTGAGTTCCTGATCCACGGGCTTCTGTATCTCGTTAATCATGTTCTCTATCGCAATCTGCATCGCTTGCATCAAGCGCTCTGCGGTATCAATGTTGTTATACTTCTTCGACTTTGCCATGGATTGATTTCAAATAAGTTCTGTACAGCCTCTCTCCGTCTACCTCCATCTCGTAGTCAGCATTCTTTCTAATCAGCACCTTATCTCCTGGCTCTAAGCCGAGTTCTTCCAACTTAGGTGAGGACCACTTGACGTAACCAAACTTCTCCTCTGGCTCTTCCTTCTTTGGAAGAAGGTATATCACATGGTCTCCAAATTCGTATTCTTCCTCCTCTGGCTCTTCCTGGTCTTCTGGTACAAGGAAAATCCAATCGCTAAGTAACCGAATCTCTCCGGTTCTTTTGCTCTTGAATGCATACGCTTGTGTGGATATCGGATCACGATTACCATCGTAGTACACTACATAGATATCATCGTCTGGGTCAATGAACTGACCACGCTTCTTTGTTTCCTCTAACTGAGTGGTCTCATCAGACAGCATGAGGTGATTACCCCCGAGTACTACATGATGATGAAAGTACATGGTGTCTCCTACCTCTACCTCTGTTTCGTATTTTGCTGGAGTGGCGACAACCTCCCCGTCCATAGTCCTGTGGTTGAATTCATCAAACTTGGTATCCAAATACATGGTCTCACCATTAATCTCTATGGTGTCCTTCGTGACGTTTGGTACACGAACTAAGAAGTGGCGTAACGATCTCATTCTTCTTTGAGTTTTCCTGTTGGTTTTGGATGCCATAGGTTTACGGCGATAGCAGAACGAAGTCCTTTCGTTACCTGAGTAACTCTATGATGAGTACCTCCTGCATCAAATATGATTAACCTATTGAACTTAGCCTCTATTCTTTCTGGCTCCTTGTCCACTCCGTTACTGAATATTTCTAAGTATCCTCCCTCTATCTCCATTTCAATCGGGTAGAATACAGTGCCTATTATCGGGCTTGATATTTCACCAGTATCTTTCCAAAGCGCTTCATCTTTATCTAAGTGCATGTTTAGATAATCTGAACCTTGATCTGGTCCAAACTGTCCGGTCCAGTATTCAAAACCAGAAATAGTTACAGGTTTGCAGGGGGATTTATCAGACCACAAGTATTTGATTAGTTTCTTCTTCAGTGTATCTGCAGGTGAATCCCACCATCCGTTCCACCAATAGTAGTTACCATTGTCAGAGAAGAACTCCTCTTTATTTACTTCGATCTGTTTTAGTAGTCTCTTGTCTTCTACGAAGTTGTCGATAATAATCATCTAAATTCACAATCATGTTCAATTAATACTGGCATATCATCTATCGTCTTCCAGAGCATGGTGCCCTCGTTTTCGTTATAGATGTATACAAGATAGCGACGAATTCCATGTTTTACAAAACATCTTTCGTCCATTACTATTGAATCAATGATTGAGTCTCCTGCACGCTGTCCTACGTAGTAAGCCATAGCATCCTTCGGGTTCTGCCCGATGATGATTTTTCTAATAAGTTCCATTCAATTTTGATTTAGCAATCGCAACATCCACAGTTACAACTGCTCCCGCATCCGCAGATTTCGCAATTACATTTCATATCTATTTATTTAACCAGTAGTCAATTGTCCCAGAGTCTGCATCACTGTCTGGATTGTTTCGATGTTCCTCAAAGCATTCCTCTACAGTGGTTGCCATTAAATCAAATTCATCTTCCATAGCCATGTGCATTCCTGCCATCATCTCATAGCGATCTGGGTCTTGCTTGTTTTCTGGTACATATACACCGAAACACCACATGGAAAGAAACTGCTGTTTACCTCCATACGCTTCCATGATGTCTTCTATTTCATCAAGTTTAAGTCGAAGCAACTGAAAAAATTCAGTTCTATCCTTGTGGGTCATTAGAAAGATTCGTTTGTACCAATATACTTAACTTGTACAAAAGTATTTGCTTGATTTAGAGTGATGCCCGAGGCTCCTGCTTGCGCTCTCATCTGTATATAATACCCAGCAAGTCCGTCGCTGTAATATAGTATACTGAATTCAGCGTGGTATGTCTCACCAGTTTTTACTGCTCTAAAGGAATCACCAAGCACTGTGGCATTACTGTAGTCATATATCTGCAGATCTACATCAGTGTTTGCTAAGGAATCCAACTCGATAGACGCTGTAATCCTAAAGTATCCAGCCTTTTCGTTCAAAAGAATGCTATCTCTTGGATCCGATACCTGTGCTAATTGTAGGAACGTGTCCGCATCTGTACCAAATACCACAGAAGATGTCGCGGCAGAAGTAGAGCCAGTCGCTGAAGAGTCGCCAAAGATTTCCGCCATCTGTATAGGAACGATTGCAGTACTTGATATAGCGCTACTGCTATTAGGTCTTGCGTATATAGACTGCTCTGTTGTTGCTGCGATAGAGACAGATATAGCAGAGGCCAGGTCGCTTTGCTCGATGTACTTGTACTCGCTTGCGGCTTCGTCCCAGATAAGGTACTTATCGTTGTTAGCAGGGGAAGTAATCTGTGAGATATTTGCTGGGTCGTCTAATTCAATAGTGCTACCGGTGGCAGACAGCGGTGCGTTTGCAGTAATTGATGCTGTACCAATAGGGTTTGTGTTGAGGTCACGTGTTACCACCACACCAGATGTACTGAGCATTAATGCTTTTACATCGCTGGTTGAGGTTGATGGTGTGCCAGATATCTTGAAAGCCCCTGTAGTCTCTACAGTGTCGGTAGATAACTTGAGGGCTGTATTGTTCCCGGCCCCGTCTTCTACTACCTGTTCGCTTGAAGACGCCTCTCCAGATTCCAGTTTCAACAGGATGTTATAGGTGTCCTTAATTTTATTTCCGCTAAGTGATGCCATATGTATTACTTTTACCTAACAAAGATACTCATATGCCGAAAAGTACTGTAAGCCGAAAGAAGAAGTTCCGTGAGTTCTCCAAGATTGACAAGAAGTACATCCAAGAGAACGGTCTAAAGAACCTTCACAAACTGTATATAGATGCAAAGCAGAACTACAACCTGGGTAAAGCCGAGGTAGAGTTCCTGTTCTTTATTTATGATCTGGAGTTCTGGACGCTTAGGTACATAGCAGAGGCTATGGGTAAGAGTAAAAAGAAGTTATCAGACAGAGTTGTGTACCCATTGATGCGTGAGGGATACGTATACAAGCACTTTGATAAACTCACACCAGGCAATACTATGGAAGACCACTTCTTCCGTGACGAAACCAAGATGAATTACAGGGTACGGTATGCCTTATCCCAGAAGGGTAGGCTGTTAGTTGCCAGGTATTATAGAAAGATGCGGGGTGAAGAGCGTTGGGTTACTTCTTCTTTGCACGACGAGCCGATTCCATAGCCCTATTCGGCTCACCTTTCTCATGGGTAACCAAACGAAACGGCGCTTCTGGTGATGCTCCTTTGTGTGGTTTGTATGCACCCTTCATCAAAAAGTGACGACCACCCTCTGTCATCCAGTGGTATCCATCTGGTGCCGGAACCTTAATGCTCTTATTTGTTTTCTTTAGTTTCATTTTCCAAACAATGCTGTGAAATAATCGAATATAGTCTTCTCGTACGGCGCTATCCTGCCTTGTTGTGTATTGGAGTACGGTCCTTGAATAGGCTCTGCTTCTTCACCAGAGTCTTTATAGTACAGTTTACCGTCAATCACCTCGTAAGTCTCTGGGTCAAATATCTCTTCTACTATCTCTGGGTTATTGTATCTGCCCTCATAGAACGGACCTCCCTGGTTCATACTTCGTAATCGCCCTGGGTCTATGCCTTTCTTCTTCTTAGGATCTCCTGGTGTGCTTCTGTACTTCATTACTTTCTGGTTACGACGAATAACATATCATCATATCTACGCTTGATGTCTAACTTTACCTCTTCTGTACCCTCCACTAAACTCTTGTCTGCGGCTGCACGAAGGCTATCAAACCACCTTGCGTCCTGTACATCTTCGATAATTAGTTTGCCACCAGGCTTTACCTTGCGAAGATAATGCTTTACAGCGTACTCCTGGGACGGGAGAGAATGTGGTCCATCGTCTATAATGTAGTCGAAGTAGTCGTCCTCGAATAAATCCAGTCCCTCTTGCGTATATGCATCGAGTATATGCGTAGAAATACGGTTATACTCCTTTCCCTTCTTGTTCTTCTCAAGATATTCCAGTGCATCTTCTGCGATATCCATACCTACGATTTCGGCTTCTGTAAACCATTCGTGCCATAACATGATGCTACCACCATGCATGATACCTATCTCTAATACGTTCTTCACCTTCTTAGGCGCTGTAAACTCTTTAGAGTAGTAATCTTGTATGTACGTGTGTACATTTCCCTTGTCTGAGCATGTGGAATACTCCTTGTTGTATAGTTCTATTAAATCCATGTCACAAATATAGGGTACCTTTGTGACTATGGAATTACTTGTAAAAAGACTATACAGCGAAGATGACTTCACTATTGGAGCGCTGTTTCAAACATCTGGAGAGGAAAGGAAGTTCCTTTGCTTTACATTAGAAGATGAACACCGTGATGAGAAGGTTATGGCAGAGACCAGGATCCCAATGGGACGTTACCGCATCACGTTGAGAAAGGTAGGTGGCCACCATAAGCGCTACACAGAGAAGTTCCCTAACATGCACAAGGGTATGTTATGGGTTAGAGACGTACCGAACTTTGAATACATACTTATTCATATCGGTAATACAGAGCGTGACACCGCAGGATGCTTGCTGGTGGGCCGCACTGCTGACATGAAAGGTACTATCGGAAGAAGTACTGACGCTTATAAGGACATCTATCCTCCAATTGCAGACGCATTGGTAGAAGGAGAGGATGTATGGATAACATATGAAGACTACGCATAATGGAAAACATCAAAGACTACATCAAACCGGCCGCAGCAGCATTCGTTTCTGGGGCATTGGCTTCACAGCAGAACCGAATCATCACTGGATTGTTCTTCGCACTGTTCTGTACGGTGGGAATATTCATCATTGACAAGATGATTGAGGGGTTTAAGAAGGGATAATCCATCATTAGGTATTTTATCCTATTGACTTTTACAAAAATATGCTGTACCTTCACACCGTACTAACGAAGTACGTACTGAACAGAAGTTTATAATCCATAGCCCCCAGGCTACAATGGATTACTAAACGCTTACATGGACAGTCTTGAACTAATCGTAAGGTGCTCGGTTTCCAAGGGCCCCTATTTTGCTCAAAATTTCGCAGGCATTCGCCTTCAACAGATAAGAACCCTCCATATGTAATGGGGGGTTTCCTTTTTTGGTTCCAGATCAAAGGGGGGTCCAGAAAAATTGCTGAGAAATAATCGGGATGGGGATAATATAATATAGGGGCGCTGGCGCGCGCACACCCAAACGCAACCGGGCGCAGACGGGGGTGCGTCCGTACGCAAGAGCGCACACAGGTTTGGGCGTTTATGCGCACCGGTGCACATGTACGCAGGCGTGCATGTACGCACGCATACTTGCGTGGGCACGCATAGGTACACACCGCCCCCGAAGGTGCACCCACAGCCCCGCACCCGCCCCCACTTGTACGTGAGGGACGAACAATACACGCCCACACACACCACCCAGCCCCACAAACCACCACCGCACCCCACCATTGGAGGCACACTGAGGCACTTAGGAGCGATTCTAAGCGCACAACTAATCCGTTGGGGGTCAGTGTACCAATCAAGGGGAGAAAGTC